CCCTGTGCTGCATTGTATCATCAGGGAATGGATTAACGACACGCCCCTGCCGAAAATCCTTGTAGCCTTTCTCGTATTGAAATTTTAACGGTGCATCATATTTGCCAAGGCCACGTTCTTTGCGAGTTAGTTGTTTTTTCATATGCATTCTCCTTCTGATTATGCTACGTTGATTAGTTCTGCTTCTGTGTACGGAATGTGATAGAACAGTTCACCCTTGAGGATGTTACGTCCATGTGCCTCACGTAGACGATCCTCTGTCAGGCTTGTATCCTTGATACGCCAAGCTTGCTTCATATCTTTACGGAAGATATAGAAGTTAAGCACCCCATTCTCCCCCTCATACTTTGCAAGTAAACGTCCCTTACGTTCAGGAATACGAATGTCCTTCCAGTGTGTAGGCCACTCCTCTTTCCATGCTAGTTTAACCTCTGCCTCATTGAAATATGTATAATCATTTTTCTTTGAGACAATATCTACATTGTAATCCTCTTGTGCATTTTCAATATCATGCCCTGCACTAACTAGGTATTCCACTAGTTTATCTTTTGCAGGGGCATCATATGCTTCATACAATGCACGGCTAAATTGCTTACGAGTTCCCATTTAAATACTCCTTCAGTTCTGTGTACCCACCGATATGATCACCATTGTGAAATATCTGAGGTACTGTTGTTATACTTGATCGTTTCAGTAAATACAATAGCCATTTACTTGATGGCGATTGAATGTTGTATTCCACAAAGGTTTGGTTATGTCCCTGTAGTAAAGCTTTTGCATCATCACAAAAGTTACATTGATCACGGCTAATTATCGTCCACATCTTTTCTCCATAATAGTTCAAACAATAGTTTCTTTTGTTCGTACTCTGACATGATCATCCAATTACGTATCTCGTCAATAGTACGATAACACCCTGTGCAGTATCCATCGTTACCAATCCGACAGACCTTTACACAGGGTGAAGGTATAGTGCCTATGCTCCGATGTCCACGATTTCGCATGAGTCACCCGTACAAGCAAACGTCTGACTTGACTTTGTGCTATCTTCTTTTTCGTATGCGGATAGCTTAGTCCAATCAATCTTCTTCGGCATCTCCTTTAGTAATGCCTTATACTCGTCAACAGTGCAATCCTGATAAGGTGCTTGCTGATAAGTATGATCTGAGTGTGGCAAGAATGACACACCTGACATTTCGTCAAAGTGTTTGTATACAAAGGCACCCACTTCTAGCCATTCCTCGTCACGAACTGTGCAAGTCACCGATGGTTTGTGCTCACACCAGTGTCGTTGATACGCAAGCCATGTCTCTAACTGCTCAATGGCTGACATATCATTACGTGTAACCGCAGCCCGTGGTGACTTCACAGGGAAGCTGAACACCGTAGTGGTGTCTGGATTGAATACGCATGGTTCAGCAGGAATACCCTGATCTTTCATCATGGTTGTGAGGGGATCGTTGTTATCTCCTCTAACGGTTCTAATGTAATAGTCGTTATGTCGTGCATGGATTCCACTTGCGGAGTCCACCAACTGGGACACAGTGCCTGATGGTTTGTTGCAAGTAATAGCAGTACTAGGATTAATTCCAAGACGATCAGCCCACTCAGCATTAGTATCAACAGCCACTTTACGAAGGTGAGAAAGTGTTTCATTTAGTCCTTTGTTCCTTAATGTCATAAGAGGATTGTCCATTACCCCCGTGAGAGACACACCAAGCAATCGTTCTTCCTCAGTATTGTCTCGCCACATCTTTCGCAGATATGGGAACTTAGTGTAGGTGGATTGGATAGTACCCAGAATTGTTGCCAGACGGACCTTTCGTTCCAGACTTTCAATATCATCCGTGGCACGTACAACAATTTCTGTAAGGTTGCACACTTGCCCAGATCGCAATATGATCTCACTGCACGGGTTCGTGCCGAACTCATGGTTAGGATCACGTCTGCCATACTTCTTAGCTTGGTTCTTAGATGCTTCACGGTTAAACACTCCTCGTTCACCTGACTTACTCTCAACCAGTGACAACCATTCACGCATGAATGTCTCTGCATCTGGCTTCTCTGTGTACGACACACTGTTATTTGCTAGTGCACGATAAGCTGCTTCGTTCCACCACTGTCCTGACTTAGCATGACGCATACGATCATCACTCAGGTTAGACAAACTAATCATTGCTGAACGGCGTACACCACCCACTACAACAATCTGACCAATGAAGCACATGATGTCGTGGCATTCAATTGATGATAGCTTACGGCCTTGTGCATTCTTGAATGTCTGTACAGTGAAGTTGAATAGATCAACTAGTGGTGCAGGACCACTTGCACGTCCACCGAATGTCTTTAGTCGTGAACCTGCAGGACGTACCTTGCTAACATCCCATTTAGGAATCTCTCCTGCCCACAACAGTGACAACACCTGACGGTAAGCCTTAGCCCAACCCTCTTTACTGTCTTTCACTACCACTGTAGTATCACTCTCGTACAGTTCAGGTACTTCAGGTAGCTTAGACACGAACTGACGTTCAACACTAAAGCCTACACCTGTACCACACAACAACACAAACATCGCTTCGTCAAAAGCAAATGGATGATCCACGTGAATGTATGAACAGTTGTACATACAAATGTTATCACGTGCCGCTGCTGCACCTGCAGTCATCATAGCTCTCATGCTTGGCATGATCTCTAGGTTAAGGATTGCATTTTCAATCTCACCATAGACACTCAAATCTGAACCCTTATCCAGTAGAGGTGCTACAATGTTCTCCATATAACGAGTCACTGTTTCAGGCCATGACTCACGCCGTTGTTCATTATCCAACCACCGTGCATACCGTGATGTGTGAATGAATGATTGGTAGTCTGTAGGTAAAAAATTGTTCATGTTCACTCCGTTATTATTTTGATTGCTTTGATCGACATTCCATCAATGTCATAAATAAATTCCTGCAAACTCTGGTCAATCTCTTCATCAACTTCACCATCTACAGGAACTGGGTATTCGTCTTCATCTATGTTAAGTGTCAGAAATACTTTTACTAGCATTAATAACATTCTCCCGATAATAATTCATATACCACGTAGCTTTTTCCATATCTTCGTCACCGTTCTTGTATTGCTCTCGCCACGTGTACTTCATATTGTTCCCTTTGATATATCCACGAAACTCTTCAGGTGTTAGGGCGGCACGAATGGCTTCTATGCATTCAATACCTGCGTGATTATAGTGTGGTGGTTTGTTTACATTATCTACCATTCGTATCTCCTTTCTAAAAGTTTACTTTAACTACGTTACCGTCACGTTCTTCTATTAACGGCTTCTCTTCTGCCATTTCATCAGCATCAATCTGATCAACTAGCTTGAACAGCTTACGCCTTACATCATGATCCTGTTCCATTAAAGGTATAGCAGCAATCAACATGTCGGTCAACACTTTCAGATGTGCAAAGTCATCTTCTTTCATTGTGTTGTCATCTGTTGTCAGCATACCTACTGTAAGGTCACCTGTCCAATCTCCATTGTCATCCATTTCTGGTGAAATACGGATAACGAAATCGTTAGGGTTAAAGTTTATTAGTGAGTTTAGCATATGTTTAGCTCCTTTTTATTTTGTCATAAGGAAATACTACTAAGTCTGGATGATTGTCAACACCTTTCTCTTTCAACCATTCTTCTGGAATAACCCTATCTGCATATAAGAATTTATTTCTTTCACACCATGTGGCGTATGTTGTCTTTGCCCCTTTACTCAACTTACGTTTACTATTTTCAAATACAAATCGTATGTCAAGATCAGGATGCTGCTTCTTTACTGCTACGTGTTTGCGTCTATCATCTGATGTGAACCTTCCTTTCACTTCTATGATGATACCATTTGCAAGTATAAAGTCGGGGGTATAGGTGCGGTACATCAAATCTTCCCATTCAATCTTGATGGCTTCATACTTGAACTTGACTTTCTTCTCCTTCAAGTAATCTTTTACTTTGATCTCTAGTCCACTCCTATACCCATGCTTTAACGCAGCCTTGAACTGCTTACCGTTCATTAGATAAACGGATGCCAGTTCACACGGCGTACACCTAGAGCACGAAGCTCTTCACTCAACAGTTGATCTGCTTCCTTACGTGCTTTCATTGCTTCACGTACACCTGCAAATCGTTTGTCTCGTAGCTCTGTCTTTAGAGCAGTAAGCTGTTCCTCAAGAGCAGCTATTTCATTTTGTAGTTCTTCTATTTCTGAATCACCTAACATAATTAATCCTCTATGTATGCCACCGTCTTGGGGTCTTTTGCTTTACTCATACGTGATGGTTCTTCAACCATCGTGGGCCAACACTCGTATCTGAAATCACAGAAACGACAGTTATCATTTAGTACCTTGTTCCCTGTGGGTTTACCCCGAAAGAACTCAGGCACTGGACTGAAGCAACGTTTGAACTCATTGTTGTTCACCGTTTCAACAGTTGACTTGATTTTATCAAGTTCTTTATCAAGGTCAAGTCCATCGGCAGGTACATATTTAAAGTCACCATTGCCTTTGTTCACGACCCACCATCCACCTACACGTTTGCCAGATGCTTTGGCATAACCTGCAAGCTGTCCTACGTATCCGAAGCCATCACCCTTGGCTAGTGTGCCAAATGAATCAAACTTGTTCTGGTAGGACCAAGGTGATGCTGACTTCACGTCATCAACAGCACCATCTATGACAAGATCATAAGAGCCAGAAACCCTAGTATCATTACTGTCTCCCACTGTAAGGCTAACTTTATCAGTGTCTTCAAACTCCACACTAGCAGCTTTAAGCAACCCTTTAAAAACAGCCTCAACAATGTCTCCTATCATCATGTTCATTACGAATGTGCTCGGCTTTGGTAGAGCCTTATCGGGATGGTTCTTTTGAAACCACAGTTGACAAGTAGGACGCCCAATGTTGGACATCCTAAGTGTGAACTCATCCCGTGACTTACCGCTGCCGAACTGACGAAGTACTGCATCAGCAACCTCTGCCCCAATATCCTTAGCCTGTTCCTCAGTGAACGTGCTCTTTCCATTGGCAGCATCAGTCATAAACTGGTGCAGCTTTAGTTCAGCAGGGTGGTTCATTACACGAAATCCTCTGCGTCAATATCCACGAATGACTCAACAGTATCTGTATCTGTGTCATCATTCTTGTACGCATTGTCATTCCAAGCACCCTTGATGTACTCGTTGTAATTCTCCACCCATGCTAGGAAGTTGGCGAATGTTTCTTGCTCTGCATCTGACACATCAAGTGTCTCGTTCAGATCAAGAGCCAACGTAGGTAGGTAGAACGAACTACCGTTAGGCAATGAACGTTCCTCAGTCGCAGCTTTGATGTTGTGCTGCACTGGCAAACGGCGCATCTTGCCTAGCTTGTTGAACAATGTTCCTGCAGTTTTAAATGCATCACGGTTTTCAATCTCCCAGATGAATGCCTGTTCATCTAGCTCGACTGGATTACCTTGTGCATCAGTAACATCATGCAGTTGCACTGTACCGAACATGACACGAACACGTTTGATCTGACGGATCAACTCTTGTGTTTTCTCAGGCAATGCTTTGAAGTCCTCAATGTAACCCGCAGGTTTACCACAGTTGAAGCCACCATCATTGTCCTTCATGTCACTGTTCAGATCGTTAGCCATAAGTGTTTTGACATAACGATTAGGTGTAGTATCACTACCCTTGATGAAACGCTTGTACATGAAGCGTTGTAGGTATGGACGAATAGTCGCAGTGGATGCATAGTACGTTGGCCCATCAGGGATTTCCAACTTGTATGTACCACCAGATACAACTTCCATCTTTACCTTCTTACCGTTCACTGTTTCCTCACCCATGATAGCTGAGTGATTAATACGTAAACGTGCAAGTGTACTTGCCTGTGACTTCTGATTGTTGTCAACAGACATGCCCATTGCTTCTGCCATTGCGTTGAAGTTACCAGTGTTAATTGTTGCTACTTGATTCATTATAAATCTCCTTTTCTGTTTGCGAGTTCTTAGTTATATCACGACACATCTTTTGTGTCAAGCCAATTCGGACCAATTTTTGCTTCTAATAAAAGTGGTACATTGAAATCCAGTTTCCACTTCTTATTGACGATAGAAAGCAGTCGGTCATTGGCTGCTGTTATTATCCGTAATACTTTGTCCTTTTCGTTGGGATGCACATCAATCACGATGGAGTCGTGTACGGTATTGACGATGCATGATTGCATTTGATTAGCCCCTAATAGCTTGTCGATGTATATCAGGGATATAGGTACAATGTCAGCCGTGGCAAACGATTGCACAGGAAAGTTTTTAATCTGTGTGAAAAATGTCACAGTACCATTAGCACGGCGAGTAACATCAGGGAAAGAGAACTCACGACCAGACGGTGTTTTGATCTTACCCGTAGCCAGAGCCTCACGTGCAAGCTCTTTGTGCCACTTGCCTATACCTGAATACTTCTTAGTGAACTGCTCATAGTATGCAGCCTCAGCGGGTGTACGACCGAATCCACTGGCACCATATAACGGAGCGAATGTATGTGCCTTGGCCTCTTGGCGTGACATGTTCTGCCCTGCATCAGTGATAACCTGTGCAGTGTATGAGTGTACATCAAAGCCTGTGGTCACCTCATCAATGGCAGTCTTGTCCTGTGATAGGAATGCAGCAACACGAAACTCTAACTGTGCAAAGTCAGCTTCCATGATCTCACCACCATCCCAACGTGACTTGAACACACGTTTTACTGGGAACGTACCACCACGTGGCATGTTCTGCATGTTAGGATCGGCACCAGACAAACGTCCAGTAGCAGTGCGGTGTTGTAGTAACCTGACGTGCAGCTTACCATCTTGTTTTACGTGAGTTGATATACCTTCCACAAAGCTTGAGAGATATGTGTCAACGGCAGACAAACGGCGTACTCGTTGTAAGAACAACACTGCGTCTTGCATATCACGCTCTCTAGCGACACCTTCAAGGTATTCAAGCTTATCTTTACTTGTTGCGAAACCGTTGGCTGAAGCCCATTTTGAAGTTGGAGCATTGAACTTTAACCCCGCAACGCTAGAACGATAATCCAGAAAGCGATAGCCCACCCCATCACATCCATTACACTTATTTGGTCTTGCATATTGTGTTCCATCCTTTTTAGTTTTGTATACTTTACCTACGCCATTGCAGTCATTACACTTCTTTGCTTTCTGTTTGTATAACGTTTCAGTATTTTGACGTACCGTACTACGATACTCAGTATCTGTCATACGATAGTCGTCAAACAAATCTGCCCATACTTTTTTGTCCTTGGGTTTCTTGCTGTAGATAACCCATGACAATTGTTCTGGACTGTTCAAGTTGATTGGACGATCACCCATAAGATCACGTACCTGTTCCTCAAGGTCAGCAACCAACTGGTCACGTTCCTGTTGGAACTCTTTACGCACATCTTCAAGTGCGTCCATATCAACAGTAAAGCCACGCTGATATATCTTGGCAAGGTGTACAGCTAACTGATTGGTCAGTGTGATTGTTCCTGCCAGTGAACTGCATTCCTCGTATGATGTCTGCAAACGAAGGTACAGTTGCTGCGTAGCATGTAAGTCGTGGGAAAGGTACTCGGATAACTCTGCATGTGGAATGTCACGTACAGAGTAACCCTGCTTGAAGTATTCCTTCAGGGTGTCCTGCTTCTTTGTGTCAAGGTTGTACCGTTCAGCACAAGCCTCAAGAGACAGGGGTTCCTTCTGCCCACGTTGCAGCACGTACTCACCTAACATGGTATCAAAGATTGCACCCTCGTAGGTGA